AGAAGATTGTACTACAGCACGTTCTACACCGCCAACAGTTTCAGATGAAGTAATCTGACCTTCTCTTTGACGAGATATACCACATACTTCTTCCCATTCTGTTTTAATAAAACGTAATAACTCTATATAAGATTGTATAGTAGTCGATGCTAATTTTAATACTGATTGATGCGTGGCCGAGCCTCTGTAGCCTTCTTTAGAATAATCTACAAATAGTAAGCCTGTAGCATCACCATATAACATCCACTCTTCAAGAGTCATGTTTTTAGGTTTTAGATTTACATCTAACTGTATCATATCATCTTTCATTTTAGCCATAGCTAATTTAAGACGGTGAAAAGTCGCATTATATAATATCTGATATGGTACACCTAGCATAACTAAAGAAATATTTCTAGAGTTAACAGCCTGCAGCATTCTACCATTATATGCTCCTCTACATTTAGATATATTATCTAGGGATGCTCTTTGCATTGGAATAGGACGTATTTTGAAAAACGTATCTATACCACACATCCAACCTTCCCACCATTCGTTTACCCAAAACCATTCTACTGTTTGACCAGCTTCTTTATTTGGTACAAAAGTTTCTTCAACTTCCATAGACTGAGGTTGGCCATATTCATCCATGAACGAACACACTCCAATTCTAACTTTAGATCTCCAAGTAACATGTTTAACTTCAATTAATCGATTGTAAATTTGTTGAGGGGTATTTGAGTCATATATAATAGGTGCAGTTCCAAAGATAGTAGTATTGGTTCCAAGAGTTTCAATCTTGTTGATCATATCTTTTTTATCTTGTTCTGTTTTACCTAACTCATCATAAAAGAATTCTGTTACAGAAGAAGGAGTCATATACTTTCTTCTTACTACCCAGTCACAGTCTTCAGTAAATTCTAAATCCGGATCCTTATCGTAATCCACATCAAGAGGATTAACTACTTCATAATATACTTCATTATGTACAACGCCTTTATAAGAGTAAACCTCCCCAGAAACTAACCAATGAAAAAACATTAATTGGAATTTCTCTTGTAGCTTGCAATATTGCTCGACAAACTCTAAAGCATGTTGGCCCATTATAGCGCGTTTATCTCTGTATGAAGTAACAAATTCTCTTTCTACTTCTTCAGGAGTTTTAACTTCTTCAGTAGGAACACCTGTATCAATACCTTGAGCATTAAGAGTATTAGCAAATAATTGCTCTAGGTTTTGCAGAACTATTTTATTTTTTTCTGTAAGAGATTGATTAACAACATCATCATTAGTTACATATACCTCTCTGTAATTAGGGCGTTTAGCAAATTCTCCTCTTAGTAAATCTATCTTAGGTTTAATAATAGGATAATTAACTACCTCTGACCAGTCTCCTTCAAGACGTTTACCAAAAGGCTCCGTAATTATTTTATAATCTTCTACATTTACATGGCCATTGTAATAGTCATATAATTTTTTAATTGCCAGCTTATGTTGCGTAGCAGAAAAGTACGATCTTTGGATGTATCCAAGCATCGTTTTTTTACCCCATTCAAAGTCATCAGCTATCTTATCTGCGTAAGATATTGTCTGTACCGGGATATTTATATTATATTTTATTTCTTTTGGCATTGTTTTTTAATTGCAAATTTATTATAAAACTGAGGGAATTCCAAATTTTGATTTTAGGTTCACAAAGAACTCGTCATCAAAAAGAGATTTAGTCCCTTGCTCTACCTGTGGTTTAAGTAATAATTCTTTTTTATATAACATTCCAACTAACATAGCAGAATGCCTATCCATATTTCCGTCATAAGAAAACTTTAAGATTTCTTCCAACAAAGGTACAGAATAAATCTTATGTAAGTTCAATTCAAATTCTCCATCCTCATTCATCTCTCTAGGAGACAATAACCAATCTCTAAAATATTGTACAGATTGTTTCTTAACTTCTAGGTTAGACATAGATACCCCATAATTTCTACCTAACTTTTTCCTAGGTTGGTCGTTGCTGTCATATACCGTTAGTTCTTCTTCTAACCAATTCAGTAATTTATTAGTCCTGGCATAAGCTAGAATGTTACCGTCCCTGTCATTCTCAAATACAATCTTAGCATTATAATACTGAGCCATTAAGAATAACTGTCTGTTAAAGTCATCCTGAAACTTAGGCCTAGCTACATATTCTGCAACTATTAAGTCATAAGGTTTAGAAAAATTATTAATTCTCTTCATTACGTACGCGGCACCAAGGGAATCTCTTTTACCTAAGGCCTTATTTTTATCTTTATCCATCGCGTATGGATCGACACATATATAATATAACTCTGGTGGAGTATGATTTCCAAATTTGTAAGGAGGTTGGTATTGTATAACACAGCCCTCACCATCTACATCCGGTTTATAAGGAAAGTTTAGTATAGGTTTAGTATCTGTAGAAGGGTTAAATAGAATATTACCATCCAGCTTCTGTTCAAAGAATCCAGGTGTACCTAAGTTACTCAAGCTTCTATCAGCTTTTATTCTACTTATCTGTCTGTTAATCTCAGCTTTAGGATAAATATTAGTACCCATTTTTAACATAGCCTCAGATGGTTTGAGAGGATTCTCACAAATCATTTTATCTACTATATTAATATCTTTAGTATTTCTTCTAAGATGTTCGCGCTCTGCAATGATTGCTACTTCAGCTTCTCTATAATACGATACTCCTTGAGGATTTATAAATCCTTCCTTAGAAAAAGAATCAGGTAAAAAGTAACCAATAGATTGATTGCTTCCCTCATCATACATGTTATCATAAGCTAGGAAACCATAAGTATCTGGATCATAGAACATTTCTTCAAAATCCACCATACCTCCAGAGAAATCTCCTCCAGTTCCATACACATAAATCTGTCCTGATACTGATGTACCTGATTCTACTGTAGGTCTAGTAACTGTATAAGCAGCTTTAAGATTTGACATAGAACCTGCTTCTTCAAACAAGATTATTCTAGCGTCTTTACCCCTTGCTACATCAGGATTATTAAGCGTAGAGTATTGCATTATCCTACTCATTGATCCGCCTGGTAATTTTCTACCGTCTGCAGTTATTTCTTCATAAGATGCCTGAACCATTTCTCTTGGCTTATTTATATGCTGTCTTTGTCTAGCAAATCCAGTAAATCTATTTATAAAATCTAAATAACTTACGGCCATCCTCATAGTTTCTTCAGAATACTTTTTATCTTCTGCAAGAATCAATGAATTAGCCATAGATTTACTAAATGAATAAGTATGCGCGCACTTAGCTGCATTTTTATATGAGTATCCTCTTCTTCTGGGTTTAAGAACTATCATATGTAGTCCAATATCCTCAGCACGTTTACATTCTGTAAAGTAAAACCAATCTGAATCCCAGAAATCAGGGAATGTTACAGCAGTTTCTACTCTTTGTTTTTTAGATGTAAGTTCTTCTATAGTTGCAGCCTTGTTAGATAGCTTTAAAGATATCTGGCAAAAGTTAAGATAGAAGTAATGCTCACCTGTAATCTTTATACCTCCTACTGAATAGCCTTCTTTGCAATAAAATGCTTGAAGGTTCCAATAATTCTTCCATTCCATAGAACCTTTAGGCGCATCAATGTAAAATCCTTTACCTGCACCAAATCTTTTCTCATTATTTAGGAATGTAATAGCCTCTCTTCTAAAGTCTTCTGTATTTATGTGGGATGTATTTAATTCAAACATAACTAACTCCTTTCAAATTCGTTAATCTCAGCACTACCTCTGTACTTAGATGCTTTAGCTTGTTTTTCTTTTAGAATCTTCTCATCTAACTTCTCATATTGGTCAATAGACTTAGGAATTTCATTAGCTACTTTAAGTAAAGCTTGCAGGTCATTAAGCATTAGCTCTACACCTGATACAATCTGGCCCTTCTTGTTATTTATACCAGATTTATGTTTTTCGTCAGTAAGATCTTGCTCGATTTGGTTAATAAGCGCGTCTACAATCTTGTTAGATTTGTGCAAGGCGTTAATAATTGTGTTAAGTGCTTGGCTAGATGGAGTTTGATTTAACTCTTTAAACCTTTCTACTCCAGCTTTAACCTCTTCATCCGGTTGCCAAGTATGATCTTCAAATAAATCGTTAGCTAATTGTATATGTCTATCAAAAAGAGTATAACTAGCATACGGCCCCTCAGTAGAAGCCATGTGAAACACATACGCTAACTCTTTTTTAGCCATTAATTTCTGTCTACCATCGTGATCTTCTTTACATTTCTTAGTTCTTTTTACAATATTCTTGAACTCAGGTATTAGCAACGTTTCAGGTAGTATCTCAATCTTTAAATCTTCTGTTACTTTAAGTAATCTCATCTCTTTGTTGTTTCGTATTGGTGGTATAAGCCTCCTATTAAATCTACTAGTTGTTCATTTAACCATAAATCTTCATGTCCTGTATAGTATAATATACAATGTATCAATTCGTGATGAAAAGTATGTTCAATAACGGAGGGCTTATATTTTCTCCATGTCTTCTCTGTTTTATATTTTGTTGCTAGCATAATAGTATTATCCCAAGGAATGAAGCGTCCTATGCATTCATTCTCTTGGCAATAACTATTATCTATCTTTACTGTGATAGTATGTCCTAATAAATTAAATTGTTGCGGCAGCATGTATTGCGTCAATCAATTTATCTACTGGTAAATTTACTATCAGATTCCTAGCATCATAAAATTCTACTACAGAATGCTCTGGATTCTTTTTTCT